TAGTCCCCTTTGCTCGCTTGCGATTGCTTGATCAACACTTAAAGCCCCACCACTCATAGCGATTGCTTTTTGAATAGAGAAGGCTTCACCTGATTTATACCCTCTACCCGCAAATCCTTGTATACCACTACCCCCAAGACCCTTTAGATCAGCAAGGCTAGAACTATAACCAGCTACTTGGTCGCCCGCTCCCATTAAAGTTGAGAATTGACTAGCTAAGAGGTTACCTATACCAAAAGGGATAGCTGATAATTGACCGGCAAATCCATTGCTTAGTCCACCTACTTGTCCTGCTCTTGCCATAATCTGAGATATTTTTTGTTCAAGTTGTTGTAGGTTTTGCCCACCATCCTTATCAGCTTTCTCAGCCTTTACTTGTGCTTGACCTTGTGCCGTTGCTTGCTTGGTAGCCTCAGCACTGGCCGTATTACTTGCGACAAGCTTTTGATTTATCTCTATGAGTTGTTTAAGTACCGCTGAGAGATTATTCATAGCGGTGATAATACCCGTTGATCCAGTAGCTTGTGGTGTGCTAGTAGGTGGTGCAACGGTTGGTTGTGCTAGTGGTGGCTCAGTGAGTTGTGGTTGAGCTACCCCCATAGGCATATTATTGATTGTAGGTTGCGAGGTAATCACTTAAATCTTCTCCTCTTGCTAGAGCTTGCTCCATCATGTCTATCTCGCTAATCCCCGTCATAGCGATACCGTCTTGGATTTGGATTTTAGCATAAAGATGGGGGAAAGCTTGCTCAAATGTTTCTTGTGTGCAATGGAGCATAGCAAGCTCTAAATTTTCCCATGAATAATAGTTTTCAATTGAGAGGTGGTATTTAATTCGATCTGGTAATAAACTTTGTAGTAATGGAAATTCGCCTTTGTCCCTTAGCTTCTTGACCCTCTTTGGTGCTTGCTCCAAAAAAAAGAGATTCATGCTCGACCAATGTATTCAAAATCTGAATGAGTAATTGATTATCTTGACCAATCCATTCAGTTAGCCACTCTGGTGGATCTTTGAGTTGAACTAGACAACGAGCAAGACCTTGTAGGCGGTATTTTTCCTCAGTAGGCAAGTTTTCAAAGACTACCCCCATGCACAAGGATTGAAGTACCCTATTCATAGCTAGACGGCTTTCGGTATCCATTACACAAGAGAGAAGATCAGCTCTAAATTGCTTGCCTGTTGGGGCTACATATTCAATAGAAAAGCTCTCTTCTCTACTCACTAAATCTTCTTCTTTTTTCTCTACTAAAGACTCAGCATCAGCCTTGATCTTTCTCAGATCAATTGTTTCTTTCTTTGTCATGTTTTGATCCTTTCAAAATATATAAAAAGATATATCAAAACATTTAGTTTTTATCCTAAAAATTAAACTCAATACTAAATTTGAACATTCAGATCATTAATTGTTCAAAAACAAGCTTTTTTGAACAATAGCTAGATTAACCGAGTTGTTCGGTATCTTTGATTTCAATCAGCTTCAAGGCTTGGAAGTTAATGTTTGTTGCCATGAGAGTTTGACGATTGACGGTAAAACTTTGGCTTTCTGGCTTACAACCTTTGATCAAATATCTTGACTTTTGCCCAGCACCAAAATCAGCTGAATCAGCTAATTCTAAATCAATGCCTTGAGTGAAGAAATTGACTACATCAACGGTTCTTTGTTGATTTGTAGCGGTAGCGAGGTGGCTAGGGACTAAACCTTGTGATGCTGATCCACCATCTGGAACTACTCTCATAAAGCCTACTTGACAAGATACTGTTCTACCTACTGGTTCAATATCATAGCTATCAATAGATCCTAAAACATCCACTCTTTGAAGAGTATATGTTTCGGTAACGGTGATGTTTGTGCAATAGCCGATTGCCTTACCATCTTTTTTTACAATTGCGGATGCACCGCTGATTACTCTAGGTTGTACCATGACTAAATTCTCCCAACATTAGCGGTGATTGTGATGAAATTGAGAGGCTCAACACCTGCTACTGAGTACACTACACTAAGAACATCACCTGATTGACGGACTACAACATCTTTGAAATCAAGGATTAGTCCGCTATCTCTTTGAAAGCTCAAGCGATTGATTGTAAGCCGTTGAACATTGTCTTTTTGTGCAACGGTTGATTTACTACCAATTTCAGTATCAAGGAAGAGTCTTAAATCTCTAATGCTAAGGTTAATGCTTTCATTCGCTGAAACCTCAGTATAGAATGGATTGTTGTCCTTCAACCACGTTGTGATTGATCGTTCTACCTTGAGGCCACGATCTTGACCGTTCAAAACTACAATACCTTTTTGGATTGCAAGGCTAGCGTCTGACTCAGCATTAAAGGCTTGAACGGTATCAAAAATCTTAGGTTGTTTTCTTGTGAGAGGGGTAGCAACACCTAGTGAAGCTTGAAGGCAAGCCATAAAGAAAGCTAAGGCTTTAGGTGCTAAAGTCTTTTTCTCACCATTGATTAACACGATAGGGGATTGACCTACTACGGCACAATTACGGTCATTCAAAACTTTTACATATTGAGCATTGATCTGGCTAAGTGTTAAATTTGCACTTGTACCTACCCATGCGTTTCGTTCAAGTCCCGCTTCTACTGAAGCCTTTACACAATGTTCTTTAACAAGTGTATGGATAGCAATGTCATCAGTGTATGCAACAACGATATTAATTTGCTTGTACACTAAAGCATCAAGAGCCGATTGCCAATCGCTAGAGGTAAGTGAGCCTACGGATCCACCAATCAAGCTAAAGCCTACGGTTGAGCCTACTGGTCTATCACCGCTTACGATTTCACCTTCTACTACAAGGCTTCCATCTAGGAAATCTTTGAGGAAAGAGCAATCACAAGTGAGAGATAGAGGACTTGATGTAATGCTAAGATTTGCAACATTATCAAGTTGTTCACCGCTTACAATGGATTCGGGCAAAACTACATCAATATCAGAATTGATCTGATTGATTGTTGTGAGTGTGCTGCTTAAATTAGAGATATCGGAAAGCTTCACGGAATACAATGCACCGCTGATTTCAATACTACCCGCATAATCACTTGCACCATCCAAAACAATGCTTGTGATTTGTGAGTATTCTTGACTTGTTGTGATTGTTGTACCTATTGCACCTGAAGGCAAGGTGGTAGTAGTAGTGATTGTACTACCTGATTCGGATAAGCCGTGAATAGTAATCGCAACGGCTGAAGGTGTGCTACTTGTTCTTTGGGTAAAGGTAAGTGTACCACTCACAATCAATCCACCGAAATCAATAGAAGTACCGGGAATGATGATTGATGAGGCAATGTTCTTGATAAAATTGACGGCAAGTTTATCAGTAGCTTGATTGATCAGTAATTTTGCATCGCTGAGTAAAGTACCAGTGTATTGTAAACTTGCAATCTTGCCTTTACCAATACCTAGATTTTTCTCTACGAGATTACCGCTTTCATATACATAAAGATCGTACAAGTCAGCATCATCACCGTTTTCATCCAAAGCAACAAAAACACGATTACCACATGGACCGTAATGTTTGGCTTTGATCTTGAGACCGTTGATTGTCTTACTTGCTTGTGTTGTATTGCGAGCATTCACGATTGTGATACTTGTGGGATTGCCACCTAAATCGGCTCTAGGTGAGAAACCGATCTGACCGAGTACATCTAAACCGTATTCCCCCCCAGTAGCTTCTAAGAAGGCTTCTAGGTTGTCATAGGTGTTGACGCTATCTTTTTGGAAGAGGGGGAAATCACCGACAAGAGCTACTGCACCGCTTGCAATGCTTGGATTTGTAGTAGGTGCTTGCTTGATTTCACCGTATACGCCGGGACGATATTTTCTTCCACCTTGAAAGATGATAGATGAAGGCATGAGAGTCTCCTTGATTAAATTTTCTTGTAGGTTGTGATATCCCCACCATTAAGATCAAGTTGCACAAAGATAGGCAATTCAATCATTGATGTTGTGGATATTGTTGGCAAGTACATGTGATGAATTGCGGTAAATTTGAGCCTTCGCTTGAAATTTGCAAGTGAGTTAGACTCAGCACTCAAGGTTGTCTCTTGATCCATATCAGTACTTGATACAAACCTAAGATTATCATATCCAACCTTGATTAAGGCTGATTTGTATTGCATGAAACTAGCATGTGTAATTGCATGTAGGATACGGACTAAATCTTGATCTTGTGCATAGATATTGATATCCACCGATTGTAAGGTTAAGAGATGATGATGAGTTTCATCGCTCATATCACCCAAACCTTGAGTTTCAAAAGCTTGTTCCGTCAATTTGATACTGATCATAGGCAAGCTCTGAACTTTACCTTCATTCGCTAGATCAATTGAGATAGGACGCTTGGCTTGGGTATCCATAAAGAGCTGATAGAATTTAGATTGTAAGCTTGTCGCAATCGTAGGGAATAGCTGATTAAACCTTGTTTGATTAGAATACAAGGCTAAACCATTTCTCAGTATGTGACTAAAGTGAAGATCAAACATTGAAGAAATCCAGTGAGGCGGTGGCTTGAGTAAGTAGCGGTGTATGTAGCTCAGTAGGTTGCTTGTAAATTACCTTAGTATCCCTAATGCTATGAGGATAACTACCAATCTTATAAATAGGATGCATGTAATAAGAGATAGAGAATAATGTGTTAGGTTGGGGGGCAAGGCTAGGAGATAGACTAAAATCAATCTTACCGTCATTTGTGATAGTGAAATGCTCATCTTGAACGAGTGTAGCACCCACAATTCCCAAACCTTGAGCATTTGCTTTTTGAAGGTAAAGTACACCAATTTCAACCTCCCCCGATGCTAAATTCATTGATCTTTTAATGATGGGGTAACGAGTACTAGCGACTAATCCACTACTTGGCATTGTCACGCTCTCAGTGTATCTCATGACGGAATGCTGAAGAATAAGCTTATCCCCAAAAGCAAGTAAATGCTCTGGATGTGTTGTGATATTAACTTTCTCATCACGATATACACCATACTCACTCACGGAATACACGCCCCCCATGCTTGTGATAATAGCCATGATGATTTGAGGGGAATGTAGGATAATCCCTTGACCCTTACATACGGGGCAAGCATTATTAAAGCCAGTGGTGCTACCTACGGTGCTTGAGATAGTGGATAAATCTAAACCTAAATCACTACCTTGTTGCCTACAAGGACATTCAGCCGTTTGATACCACAAGACTTCTTGCCCTTTTTGATCAACCAATTGCTTAAATTGCTTGTCCATGAAATCAACACGATTTTTCCGTTGATCCATTTGATTAAGAGGTAATTGCATGCTCAAGCCTTTCTAAATAATTGCTATATTCATAGCACGATATTTAGCTTTGAGTTGAGGGATAACTTGAGCAAGCTCAGCTTGGTATTGCTTGATCAAAGCATTGTAAGCCCCCGCATCACCTGATTTAGTTGTACTAATACTTTGAGACAAGCCGTCAACACCTAAACTAAAATTAGATATACCCGCACCAAAAACGAGATTACCACTTACACCGAGAGGAAGAATGCTAGCCATCAAGCTAATTGCCTTAATCAAAGCTGGCTCAACGGTTGTAAGTTTCCATGTGATTTGTGTATCTTGAGTAGGTGCTTGTGATACCCCAATTGTGAAGACCTTTGTCCCCGCTATTTTCATCTTGGGATTTAATGACCCATTGCTTGCACCCGTAAACTCGCACTCAACAATAGGCTTGGTTGATAGTGTAGCACCTGGTATTGTCACATCCACGCTTGTTTCCCCCGCCTTAATTATGGCAATACCTTCTTCAAATCTAAATCCCGCAATGTAATCAACACCCCAATAGCCCGGAACATTTACATAAGGATTGAAAATATCACCAAAGACAAGAGGCATACCACTTCTAAAGAAATATGAGCCTATGCTTTCGCTAGTAGGTACTAAATTGACAATCCCCGCCTCTGGCTCAATCACATTAAACCACGAGATAGGCATGACCATAAACGGATTATTACCTATTTGTAGTTTAACCTCAGTGACATTCACTACTGGACGGTGATTAAGATGCCATGGCCAAAAGCTTTCTCTATCTTTGATATTAGCATCATGTCTTTCCCCTACTACTCGTAGAGGATCAATCACAATCCCTAATTCCATCTCAAGAGATGAGACGGCTTGCTTGATTGCATCAGTGAGTAAAAAATCACTAAACGGACTACCTTGATCCGTTGTCAAATCAATTCCACCTAAATATGTTTGTCTTAGTCTTTGGGGGGTAACAAAATCAAATATGCTCATAGATACTCCACTAAGGTGGGCTATGATCCACCCTTCTTTTTAGATTTCTTAGGCTTGGCAACCTCAAGCTCTTCATCCCCTACTATACTTAAAAATAATTTCTCTTGCTTATCTTCAATTTGTGGTTGCTCTTCTTTTGAGCCTTCCTCTCTCTTATCCTCGTACCATGTGAAGAGAGATGGATTTAATTTGATGTAGGCTTCTTCAGTTGAATGGAATTTAGTTAAAACCCTACCACTTGGCATCTCAACCATAAATTTAATTCCTCTAAATTGTGTGATGAATGCACCACTTCCCATAGTAAATTTTCTATTATAGATCCACATGTGAGATGCCTTATCTAGTTATTTATCTTAGAAATTAGCGTTTAAATAGTTTGCTGCAACACCTGATGCATTGTTTGTACCAGCATTACGGACAACCCAAAACTTGTTAGGTGTCTTAACCATGAGTGAGCCGAACAACATGAGCAAGAAAGGCTTGGTTGTAGAAACTTGTGCTAAATCTTTTCTCATGAAATCCATCAATTTAGCGAAAGCCATTTGACCAGGATCATGATTTGCAAAAATGATATGTGAGCAACCATACATAAAGTGATTGAAATCAGCGAAGCTATTACCTTCAAGTTGGCTTGCGGATACTTCCATGATGAATTTCAATGTATCGGTATTGATAGCTGCGGATGAGCTAGCCTTAGCGGTACGATATAAGCGATAAGAGATTGCTGGATTACCAGTACGAGTAATCTTCATGCTTACTTTATCACCTGATGCAATTTGAACGGCATCAGAAACGATAGGCAAAGTCATACCGAGTTTGTTTACGGCTACTACTGCATATTTGTAATAACCAGCATCACCAGCCTTGAACTTGCTCTTGTTGGTGGTGTCATTTGCTGCGGTTGGTTGTGTACCAAAAGAGGCGGAAATACCATGACCAG